AACAAGTCCATCTAAAAAAGTTTTGACTCAAGCTAGTAAAGAAGGACAAGAATTACTAGCTATAGATGGAGTGAGCGTTCCTAATTTAGCTCAGATGTATAAAACCAATACAAAAACTGGTTTTGGATCGTTTGACGATATTATGGCGCAAGAATTTGATACTGGTTTTTTACACGCTACAAAACGTGGATTAGATAAAATGATTGATAAAGAGACAGACAAATTAACTGGTCAAATGTCTCCTAAAGGAGTTGCTTTAACAAAACTTAAGAATAAATGGAATGACATTATCAAAGAAAATAATCCAGCTTATGCAAAAGCTAATAAAGAATTTGCAGATACGCAAAAACTTAGAGAAGCATTTGAACTTGGCGGAAAATATAAAACAACAACTATTAGAAAAATTAAACAAGATTTAGAAAAAATGACTCCAGCAGAAAGAGAAGCATGGAAGTCTGGAATGATTACTAAATTAGAAGATGTAGCACAAAGCAGAAGAGACTCGACTAACTTTTTAAATGAGATAGATGGATCAAATAAACTTAATGAAATTGTTGATATTTTAATAACTGACCCGACACAAAAGAAAGCTTTCTCTAATATTTTAAAAGCAGAAAAAGATATGTCTGAAACATTTGGTTTGTTAAGACAAAACTCAAACACTAATACTAAAACACTTGCGTCTAAAGAATTTGCTGAAAGTGATAAATTAATTGATAAGCAAGGTTTATTTGCAACTTTAGTTAATATGACAGAAAAAGGAGTGCAAAAAGCTAAAGGAGTTGTAGAAGGTCAAACTACTTCAAAACGTGCTGAATTGATTGCACAAAGATTATTTACAACAGATAAAGCAACACAAAGAAAAGTATTAGATCAATTAAAAATTACAAACAAGGAATTAGCAGAAGAAGTCCAAAAAAGACTCAAAAAAGCAACAGACATTACAACTTCTTTGACTAGACCACTAACAAGTATAGAAGAAGGTAAACGTCAAGTATCAGGAGAGTAAACTGATAAATTTTGAGAAACTCAGAGCGCACTGGACGTAGCGGAGAATTTTTTGTCTGTTCGGTTTTGTCGTTGTATAGCGACTCCGTAGCTATCTTTCCACATGGATCACACGCAGATTTGGTCTTTGAATACAAAAACAAAATGTATAGATGCCAAGTTAAAACTGCATCTATGAAACAAAAAATAATATCTAAACATACTGGCAGAACTTATAGAACAAACTATCGGTTTGATTTTAGACGCGGTTCTTTTACAAAAAATAGAAATTATATAGAAGGCACTATAGACATTTGGGCGTGTTGTATCTTGCCAGAAAATAAAGTTATCTTTCTTCCGGGAAACTACAACAAACAAAGCATTAGGTTTAGTGAAGATAAACTCAAAAAATTATCTACAAAAAAATCTTTTGAAGATGCAGTTAATAAAAAGATAAATAAACAAATCATAGAGCTTATAAATTAGATATTGTTTATAGTACGACTATGAGCTATAATCTGTATATGGAGTTATTTGAATTTAATCAAATAACATTTTTTAACTCAACACATACTCAACGGAGAGAGAAATGGAAAGAGAAGAAAGAAAGTATAAGGATCATAAAATAGTAATTAATTACTATGGAAAAAATCCTTACATAAAAAGAGAATATTTAGTTTATGACCCGCAAGGCAAATTACTAAATAGCAGACATACAATCACTAGATTGGAAGATGCAAAAGCTCAAGTCAATGTAGGTAGGTTCAATGACTACCAATAAGAACTATCACAGAACCCCTTATGTTTGGCATAAGGGGTCATACATGGCGGGAGAGATAATAGACGATAGATGGGTCTACTATGATTACTATGGAGAAGACGAAAATCCTGAGAAAAATAGATATGAAGAAAATCCACAAAAATTTTCTTATAGACTTATTGATGAAAAATACAACGACTATACATCTTTAATTTTCACACCTAAATATATAAAACTGCTTTCTAATGAAACAAATGTTTCTGATGAAAAAGTTTTAGATTATATTTGCAACGTAGTTTTTAGAGAAGAAAACGAAAAAACTAGAGAACGCAATAACAAAAAAAGGAGAGAGAAGTATGAAACAAAAAAGATATACGGATAGTAAGGAAAGAAATCTTGTCATTATAGAAAGACATGAAAAAGATAATCCTGACTTGCCTACTTATAAAACTTACTACGCAACCATAAAGGTTGCGGGTAAGAGAAATCCTAAACTAAAAAAAGTTGCTAACTGTTTTGACAATTTATCTATTGCAACAATTAGAGAAAAAGTTAGAACAGAAATTAATGACTATTTAGAAAATGGTATGTCTGAAATTACTTTAGATAAGTTTTGGGAAACTTTTTATAAACCTAGTTTAGTTAATAAAAAGTGCAAGACATTAGATGAAATAGAACGTCTTTATAGTGGTCATATAAAAAATGAGTTTGGTTTTATGGTTATGAAAAAAATAAAATCAGATATTATTTACAGTTGGTTTTTAGATACAAGCAATCAATCTAAAGCAACCGCTAATCATTGTCTTACCATCATGAAAGCAATGTTTAATCAAGCGATTACTATAAACCAAGTTAAGATTAATCCCGCAGATAAAATAAGTAAAAATCATATACCTTCTCGTAAAAGATATTTTTCTGATGAAGAAAGAAATTTATTTCTTAAAGAGTTAAAAAATATTGGAGAAGAAAGTCCTTATGGTTCTGCATTTATTTATTTAGCATATTTGACGGGAGCAAGAAAAGGAGAACTAGCAAAAGCTACTTGGGACGATTTACATGGTAACACCATAGTTTTATCAGAACATAAAACAGATGATAAGACAGATGAACCTAGAGTAATTTATTTATGTGAAGAAGCTATGACTCTAATTAATAGATTGCCACGTAACACTAAAACAATTCTAAATATTAAAAGTCCTGATAGGCAATGGAAAAAACTTATCAAAAGGACGGGCATCAAAAATTTTCGTTTTCATGATTTGCGTCATAACTTTGGAAGTCAAAGTATGAATATGAATATAGGAATGATTAGAGTTGGTAAACTCATGGGACATTCGTCCATCAAAGCAATGCAGATTTATCAAACTGCAAAACCTGAGACCTTGCAAAACGACATAAAACAAATTGGTCAATACTTAATCAATTAGTTTTTGACCTTCTGCATCGACTTTATGAACTTTTTCTAGTTCAAGGTCGATGTAGTGTTTTGCTTTCAACAAATCTTGCACTTTATCTTCTTTATCACGACATATATATTTAACGACTTGTCCTAAACAATAGGACAAATTATTTGCCAAAATAAAGTCTAGTGGAGAATGTTTAAGCTTTTTGTAATGCTCTCCGCCTATTTGTATATCACTTGCTTTTTTCGTCATAGTTATTCTTAAAGTTAATAATTCTAACACCAAAGTAAATTCATTGATTGACTTATCCTAACTTAATAAGAGATAATCGCACTGCAAGGAACACGAAATAAACAATAATGATAGATACAATCTATGAGAGAAGACATACTGACGGATATACCTAAGACTGATATTACGGAGATAGACATGGGTAAACACGCAGTATGCTCCCCTTCTTCATTTGATAGATGGCAAATAGACCACTGTCCTTTCTCAGCACAAGCTAACGCAAAAATACCTTCCAAATCTTCTTACTTCGCGTCAGAAGGAACTGTTATGCACGAAATAGCAGAAATGGAACTAAAAGGAAAAATAGAAGGTATCTCTTTAGAAGAGTATTGGGTAGGTCAAGAAATACAACAAGAAGACAATACAATTTTAGTTACAAATGATCTTATAGAAAAAGCAAAAATTTATATAGATTATGTAAAGAACAGAACAGAAGAGTTAAAAGGCAAATTATTAATAGAAGAAAAAGTACAGTTAGAAGAGATACATGAGTCTATTTGGGGTACAAGTGATGCGATTATACTAGGAGATAATCGAATAGCAGTTATAGATTTTAAGTTTGGTAAATTTCCAGTAAAACCGCCACAAGAAAATTATCAATTATGGATATATTCTTTAGGCGCATTGTCTCGCTATGGAGACATTGATACAAAAGTTGAAATGACTATAGTGCAACCTAGAAGCACTAATAAAAAATACATTCAGACTTACGAGATTTCTTCTGACGCTTTAGTAGATTGGGGTTACAGAGTTTTAAAACCTTCTGCCGAAGCTTGTTTTGAAGATGCTCCCCCTAAACGGGCGGGAGATTGGTGTCGCTTTTGTAATTATAAAGACGATTGCGATGAACATAAACGATACGAAAGGAGAGTGTTAAATGTCTCAAAATGACAAACCACTTTACTCTAACTCTTGGGACGAACCCGCATTGGTAGACAACCAAGATGGAGTTAAAACCGAGTTCTATGAAAAAGACCTAAACGATGAAGGACTTCAAGTTTTAGGAAAATTGATTAGAAATCTACAACAACAAGAGTCTAAACGATCTCAATATGAGAGCGCTAGAACAATTGTTGAAAACGTTCTTGCCTTGCAAGAAACTCAGGTGTTACTACTTGAAAAACTTTATACCTTAAATTCTGGTAGAAAAGTTATTGAAGCGAAAGCTGATTTAGAAGTAGTAGCGAATGTTAATCAAACTAAAAAGGAGAGCTAATGTCCTTAGAAGATATACAAGCTAAAGCAAAACTACGTAGTCCACGGCTAGTAGTTTACGGGGGTGCTGGAGTGGGTAAGACCACTTGGGCATCAAAGATGGGTAAGCCAGTAGCCATTCTTACAGAAGATGGTTTAGGCACACTCGAAATGCCACACTTTCCACTTTGCAAAGAGTGGGATAAAGAACCAAGTTCTGCCAAAGATAAGAATGTAGGAGTCAAACAAAGACTCCATGAACTTATCAAGGAAGACCATGAATTTGAGACTCTAATAATAGACTCAATAGATTGGTTGGAGCGTTGTATTCATGACCATACTTGTAAAGTAAATGGTTGGAAATCAATGGAGTCAGTTGGTTTTGGCAAGTCTTATAAAGAAGCATTAGTTCATTGGAGAGAGTTTATTGCTCTTACTAATGA